ATATCCCATCCTGCTTCAAAACTTGGTTTTAAATTTATGTTTTGAATAATGCCTGGAACATCTAATAAATAATCTCCTACAGTCATCTTAATAAAATTACCTCTCATTAACCCAGCTTCAGAATATGATGGAGCAGTTGTTCCTACTAAATAATTTAATTTTTCATATATAGGGATCATTTCTGCTCTTGAATGAGCATATACTGTGAATGATAATGAAATATCTCTAGAGAAACCACCATATTTATAAAAATTCTCAGCTCTACCTACATATTTATAAGACTGCCATTCAGCTTTAAAATTATCTCCTAAATTATTTAAATATGCTCTAAAAAATAAAAAATTAGAGTTAAATGGAGTATTATCATTATCTATTATTTCAAAATAAAATTTTACTAAATCTTGAGTTTTACTCTCATTAATAACTTCTAAATCTGAATTTAGATCTAAAACTTTTAATTTGTTAATCTCATCTAGATTATAAGAAGTATTAGGTCCATTAGATCTATCTAATCTATAGGTAGTATTTCCTGTTTTGTAAGTAACTTCCCTATTAAAATTACCTACTATTCCTATACCGTTATTGCTAATTCTAGGATTATATGTATTATTTAAAGCTAATAAAGTAGTACTTCCTCCATTTTTAGCAGGAGGTGTTTGTTCTATTACTCTAGCTATATCTAAGGTATTAGGTATAACAACATCAACATTTCCCCCAGCAAAAAACGGGAGTTCAACAGTATCTATAGTAGTTGTTGTAGGTATATTACCTTTCTTTATAAGATCTAAAGCATCCTTAGTAACAACTTCATTATTAGTTCTTTCTCTTACTCCTGATCCTGCAAATTTAATATTTGTGTTTCCAATACCTAAAATGCTTCCTGGGCCTCCACTATATGAAATAATATTAATTGGGTTAGAACTAATCCCATATGTATCACTTAATAAAGAATTTTCAGGAAGATTATCACTAGATATTATTTGTTTTAATTTATATAAACCATATAATCTATTAATATCTATCTCACTATCATTTAGTGTAGTTTTATAATATCCTTCATCTCCATCACTAAAATATCCTCTAGCAAATGGATTTAAACCTTGTTTATTTAAATGATATCCTGTAGATAAAACACCTGCTTGAGCAATAGTACCTAGTGGGTTATAAATTCTATTAAATCCACCTGGTATTTTAACATTTTGTCTTTCTAATAGTTGTTGTTTAGCAGTAAATAATATACCATTAGCTGATTTAGTATCAGTAAACCATTTAGTTAATCTACTAACATCTCTTAAAGAACTAACAGGATTAAGGTATCCATTACGCAACAGAAAATCTGGCGAGGTAGGAGCAAATCCATCAGGTATAGGAGTAGTGATGTAAGGCTGGTTACTTGAACCTCCACCACGCTTATCACTACCATACTTGAGAGATTTAAGATCTGTTTTTAGATCAATTAATCCCATTATTATCTTGGTAGATTGTCAGTATATTTGTCAGGTGTTTTACCTTCTAAATCTAATTGCGAACCTATTAAGGTTTGAGGATTCAATTTTGAAGTTGTAGTATCAAATTTAGAAGGTGTAGTACCATCTGTAGATGTAAAAATTGATCCTTTCTTTGTTAGTAAATCTAGTATTCCCATTGTATTTTGTTTTATTATAAATATTACTGAATTCGAACTGTTGATATATTAAAACCAGTACTTACTTTTGTTGAGTCCATATAAATGCTAGTATCTTTAGCTAATATTTGACTTAATATATTTTTAATTTCAGCTAACTCAGATGAAGCTCCTTCTCCACCTCCTAAATTAGTCCCTGCTATTACAGAATCCTTTTTATTAAGCTGGATAGAACCTTCAGGTCCAGACACTACTAATCCACCACTAGAATTAATTACACCGTCACTTATTTTAGATGTAGGTACTTCCGCTGCTTTTTCTTTATTACTATCAAATGCTCCCATTGCCGCTGCTAATGCTACTCCTACACTTACTAAACCAATACCTAAAGTTATACCAGCAGCCCAAGTTAATGCTCCTGCAGCAGCAATCCCAGTAGTAGCTGCCATAGTAGCTAATTGAGTTAAAATCCCAGTTAATTTTATAGCAGCAAAGGCACTACCTATAGCTATCGCTGTTACTTTAATACGAGTTACAATATCTTCTATGTTTGAAAGACCATCAACAAATTCAGCAGCTGGGCCTTCAACAATAGATGTTAATAAACTTTTTAATTTTTCAATAGCATTATTAAATTTTTCTTGAGCATCTATTTCTTTTAAAGCTTTCTCAGCATTTGCCTCATCACCTATAGAACGTTCTAGCATTCTTACTTTATCTAAATCACCTTGTTGTTTTGCTAACTCTATTTGTTCTTCAACTTGTTTTCTTGTTTCACTTCCTAACTTAGTTAAATTTTCTTGATATACTAAAGAATTAGCTAATTCATCAGCACTCATTCCAACTGCTTCAGCAAAAGATTGTTGAGCAATAACATTCATTTTAGAGAATTCAGCTGCACTACCCGTTTGTCTAGCTATTTCAGCTAATGCTCCTGCTGAGTCTCCTTGCAAAGCTAGTAGACGAGCATTTTCTAAGTTAAGATTTTTACCTGTTAATAATTCTGCTTCCAATTCACTAGTAATAGAACTTTCAAAATCTAATAATTTCCCAGCTATATTTTTAGCTTGTTCTAAACTAATGCCTAATTTTTGAGTTTGAACAACTGCTTTAGCTATTAAATCAGGATTGTTTTGATATTGTAATCTTAATTGACCTGATACTTTAGCTACTTCATTTAATATTTTTCTATTATCTAACTGAACACCTGTTTGTCTAGCTAAAGCAGCAGTTTGTTTAATTGTAGATTTTAAAATATCATTAGCTGACTTTCCATTTGCTAAAGCTAATTGTTGTAAACCAGCGGCTGATTCTTCTTCAAGACCAACTTGCTTTGTTAACATTATTTGATCCTGAAGTTGAGCATCTGTAAATCCTCTAGTAGCTCCAAAAGCATTAGCTAATTGTCCTTGTGCTTCAACTAGATTTTTAGTTATAATCAGATTTTGTAGTTGTCCATCTGTAATACTATCAGTTGATTTTTGAATTTCAACAAATCTTTCTCGAGTTAAAGCTGCTTCATCTTTAGTAACAGCCATAGATTTACCTAGTTCTGTTATTTGCTTATCAGCGGCAAAACCTAACTCTAAAAACATTTTAAAACCTTTTAATAGTATTCCACCTACTACTAAAGGATCAGTTAAATTTTCTTTTAAACTTTTACCTAATGATTTAAAAGATGCTCCTAATACTTTTGTTCGACTAGAACCTTCTTTAGCTGCTTCACTTTGAGCAGCTGCTAATGCTTCTTCAGCATTTATTAGATTCCCCAACACTGGTATTTTAGAAATACCTTTTAGTAGATTTCCAGTAATACCTAAATTCTTATCAGCTTGTTTTGATAATCGTATTTGATCTTCAAGCTGTTCATTAAATCCTTGTAAAGTACTATTATTTTCTTGTATTTGATCTCCTAATTCTTGAGAAACATTTAAAGCTTTTTGATAAGCATCAAGATCTTCTTGACTTCTATTTCTAATTCTATATAATCTTCTAGTTTCTTCGTCTGATAATTTTTTAGCTAATTCTAAATCAGCTAATTTTTCTTTAGATTTTTTTCTTAAAGTCTCTAATTCTTTAGTTGATAGACGATTAACATCAGACTGATGGTTTTGAAGTTTTGAAGCTAAACTTTCTAATCCTTTAAAAGCATTTTTAGCTCTATTTATTCCACTATTAAAACCTTTAACATCATCAACAATTCTAGCAAATGCTTCTCTAGTTCCTTCAATATCATTTAAAAGAAGTTTAAATTCTCTTTCTAAACGAACTAATTCATTTAAAGCATTCCCATTATTGATAGCAAATTGAGCAGCATTTGAAGCTGCTGAATCAGTTAAGCCGTCTATTTTTTTATATAGATCTACTAATTGTTGAAGTTGTTGAGGAGATAATTGTGGATTTGTAGCCATAATTTATTATATAATATAAATATGGAAGAACATGACTTTTAATATTTAGGTGTTCGTTTCCCAGTCTGACCTTTAAAATGATCAGGTAAACTTACTTTACCATCTTTAATATTATTAGTTTGAGAACCTAAATCTTCATTATTTGATTGGTTTTTCTTATCATAATATTCTTTTAATTTATGAAAAGTAAACTTACGTAACCAAATAGGCATATTGTAGATTGTCTCCCAATCATAGCCACCTTGGCTATGAAAAACTATTTCATGAATTTGAGTAAATAAACTAGCTCTATATTGAGATGCTATCTCAGATGTCAGGCCAAAAAAAGCTAAGTCCAACTGGAATTGAAACTTTTGATTCGCTCCCGCTGGGAAAAAAGGTCAGATCAACATCTGGCTGCACCTCCTTTATGTACTCACGTAATGCACGAGAGTCTCTAGCTAATAGTTGATTATCAACAAAAGAACGAATGTCTTTAGTTTCTCTATTACCTCCAACAGAAGTAATCATGTATTTTAAACGAGTTGATATTTCTGGAGAAGCATTTTTATTTAATTTCTTTAAACCTTCTAACTCAGCATTAATTTTCTTTTCATCTATTCCTGTTAGTAATTTAAAGGTAATAAGTGTACCTGTAGAAGGAAGAGTAAAATCAAATTCATTTACACCTTTTTTAAATAATGATTCATTAATAGGTTTATCTTCTATTGTTGTTAAATCAATATTATATTCTTCTCCACCCCACTCAAATTTATATTCTTTACCATAACCTAAAATACGAGCTGCTACTAATAAGGCGTTTTTATCACCTACAATTAGATCTTCATACTTTACATCGCTTACAATAAGTGATTTGATTAACTCATCTAAAACAATACCTTTACTGATATAGTTTTGGTTGGTTAATATATCTTCCTCTCTAGCAGTCATATACTTCATTTCTATTTTACCTGATGATAGAGGATTTGATTCTGGGTAGATTAAACCTTTAGATGGTAATTCTACAACTTCAATTGGGACATTTACTTTATTTTCCATTTATAATAACTTTTGTTTATAAATATGTAAGAAAAAAAGAAGTCCGCATGTTTGCGGACTCTTTTAAAATTATTTGTTATATTAGAAGTTCAGTACACAGTAATCCATACCAACTGTCATTGTGATGTTAACCGCTGTATTTTCAGTATCCCAGCTATAATCACCAAAATTGGCTTCTTTGATAAATGCACCTTTGATAATCCATTCACCTACTATATCACCTACAGGACCTAAAACATCAATTACTAAATCCTTTTTATAGAAATCTGAGTAACCATCTCTACCTGTTACTGATTCGTGGTGTAATCTTACCCATTCCATTACCGATTGAGCTCCTGAAGGAGTAATTGGGTCAAATAATGTCATTTGAATATCACCCCAAGTTGTCTTTCCTTTTACTTTACGGTAAACATTAATATGGTTTAATATTACTTCACCTTGAGAAACTGTAACTGCGTTTACTCCTTTGATTAAATAGCTAGGAATCCCATCAAGATATAGGATAAATCTGTTAGCCTGTTTAGGTTCAAATGCTGTGAAAAATATTTCGTTTGCGTCTAATATTGCCATTGTCTTATTTTATTATAAATATTATGTTTTTAAACCTTATACTGGGAAAGTAGCTCCTGTTGGTGTAACATTGAAATCTAAGTAAATAAATTCAGCTGTCTTAGTTGGTTGTAAGTAAATCTGACCTACTAATTGATTTCTGTCAATTACATCTGGAGTGTTGTTTGTATCATCCATTACAACTCTAAAGGCATATAAACCTTGTCTTTGTTGTACTGATTCTAAGTATGGGTTTACTTGGCTTAAGAAAGTATTTCTTGTAGCAATAGTATTTTGTTCAAATACTAAGTTATTAGCTACTTGAGAAATATAAGACTTAAGTTCAATTAATAATCTTCTAACATTTACTCTATCTAAAGCACTTGCTCTAGTTTGTAATGTCTTCTGACCATATACTACAGTTCCAGTACCTGGGAATGTTGCAATTGGATTTACTTTTCCTTGATATAAAGTATCTCTGTTTGTTTGAGATAATTTTTGTTCTGCTCTAATTACAGTTGATAATCCACCTCTGTTTATACCTGCTGGTGCAAACCATGGTTCAGAAACACTATCATTATAAGCATAAACACCTGCTATCATTGTTGAAGCTGGAACCCAAACGTTTTTACCTGTTGATGGGTCTAAAATTTGGCACCAAGGCCAGTAAGTAGCAGCATATGAAGAATTTAAAGAAGCAGCTTTAGAAACAGCAGTTGTTACTGAGCTTCCATATCCTACCATATCAACAACAAAAATATTATCTCCTCTATTTTGAGTATTTGTAATGATGCTACTAATTTTGCTAACATGAGAAGCAAAATCTTGTACTAAACCAGGAGTGAATAAAGCATTAAATCTATAGTCATCTTGATTTGATAGTAAAGCTATCATACCATCATAATTATCAGCTACTAATCCTTGAGAATCAGTGTTAGTAATTTCATTCCAGAATTTAGCTCCTGCTTTTACATCACCAATAGCTCCTCCAAATGAACCACTCGCCGCTATTGGAATAGAAGAAGTGTACTCAGGTTTTGGAATACCATTATTATCAAAATAATTTGGTGTTAATAAATTTATTGATTTTACTCTTACATATTTTGAAGCATTTGGGTAAGAACCAGATACTATTACTTGAGGATCTGTTGTACTTCCATTATATACTAATCTATAATCACCTATTACTTTACTAATAAAGTTAGGAGATAATGGATCTAATGATAAGTTAGTCCAAGTTTCTAATACTACTGGGTTAGAAATAGATATATCGTCACCACGTCTAACTAATAAGTTAAATGTTCCTGAAGATGTACTTGGATTTACAATTTCCCATCTTAAATTATCTTTTGAACCGTTTACTAAAGATCCACTTACTTCTGAACCGGTGCTATTCATTATAACACCTTCAGAAATAGTTTCTATTACAAAAGCTGGTTGAGAAGAAGCTTGTGTACTAGCGCTTATAGCACTACTTGTTGCTTCTGAATAAGTTCCAGATACTACTCTTGCTACCAATAATGTTTCTCCACCATTAGAAAAATAATTATAAGCTGCTATTGATGTGAAGTATGAATATGAGTTACTAGCACTCACAAGAACATCTCCAAAGATGTTTACATATTCACTATAAGAAGTAACTACAGTAGGTAATTCAACTGGTCCCTTTACTGTTGGACCTATGATAGCTGCACCTACAGTTACAGGTTGTTGACTAACAAAAGATGAATCGTTTTCTCTTGCTAATACACCAGGTGATATTAAAGTTTCTGCCATGTTTTAAATTGATTTTTGTTTGTTTATAAATATCTTAAAGATACTCAAAATCAATTATTTGTGAATTCCCCTTTTTCTAAATCAATAGAACCATCACCATACTTTTGTTGTAACTGAGTTCCAACTTGTTCTTCTTGTTTTAATAAATTAGACAATTCATTTATTAATGATTGTTTTTGAGCTTCGTATTGCATTTCCAAAAACCCAAATTTTTCAGTTAATT